TCCGGGTATAAGTTCAAATTTATCTGTAAACGCTTTGTCTGTTACCATAGCGTTTAATTCAAGAGGGTTTATGTATGTTGACTCGGCTTTGTCAATATTTGAAGCGAATCCCTTGCCGTCTTTTGGCATAACAAAATATTGCTGTCTGTTAAGCATTTGTGCTTCATCTTTATCCTTGCGACTAATGGCAAACTCAGCCGCTTTAATTCTAGTTGTCTTAGCTTCTTTACGAGCCGCAGCCAATGCTGGCATGGCTTTTTCACCAGCCGCACCAACAGAACTCAGCATCTCGCCAACATTAAAACCTTTACCAGCTTTGTTTTGCATAAGAGCTAGGCCAAATGCCATCAAAGCCTGACTGTTATCTGGCTGTCCAGAAACATCCAAACCAGTTAGATCAGCAAACTCTTTCATGTAGTCATCATAATCTTTAGGCTTTGCGTCTGGCTTAACCTGCCTCAATACATCGTCAAGAGCCGCAACAGCGGACTCTTTTGCTGGTGTATTGGCTCCTTTTACGGCTTTGCTGCCGCTGGTGGTTTCTTGTTTTGATGCTGGCGGAGGAGCGTCAGCTTTGCCCAAAAACATTTTATCTTCAGGATCTTTACCAGCTTCAATAGCCGCAGTTCGTGCTGCCTCTTCAGCTTGTGCCGCTGGAACGCCACCAACAAAATCAGGTATACCCATACCTGGTTGCGTAATATCCCCAAAAATACCATCTTCTTCAGTTATTCTCTGAGCATCAGCAATTTGGCTTCTAATGGCTGCATCTTGGTCTGGATCTACGCCAGTTTGTTGATAGCTTGGACCGCCAACTATACTGGTTGGCTGACTAACTCCCATAGATGGCGCTAAAGATCCTCCAACAAAAGCAGGTATACCTGCGCCCGGCTTTCTTGGATCATCTACTAACTCTTGCATTCTTTTGTTGTAAGCGAATTCACTTTCAGTTCCTAAAGTTGCTGCCGCAGCTACAGGTATTCCTCCAGCTAATCGCAAGCCCTCAAGAGCATCAATTCCTACATTGCCAAGACCTTGTAACAATTGTCCACCTACAGTGTCAGCATCTCCAGTAAATTTCGGGATTCCAAAATTTTTAGGTAAAAAACCCCCTATACCTTGATACATGTCACTGAAGGGTTTTGATCCACTCTCTCTTGGATTGGCTCTTGATACTTTTTCTAAGGTTGTTAGTGGACGTAAATTTAAATCTCTTGGCACAGGATTAGACATACGACTGAGGCGAGTCATAAAATCCGTAGTGTAAAAATCGTCAACCGACCCTATTCCTGAATTTGTTACTGGCTTGATCGCCATATCTACGCTCTCCTAATTTCCAAAGCCACTATTGGATGGCTTAATGCCCTGAAGCGCACTATATGCACCAATTCCAGCTAAGAATGGATTAGTAGCTGGCGTGGTTGTGTTCGTGAATGTAGAGCTAATATTAGAGCTAGGAATGCCTTTAAGAAGGTTCTGACCAATTTCCAAACGTGTATATGGCTCTTGAGCAGCTTGTATTTGATTTTGACGCTGTGCTTCAAGAACCTGAGATTGGAAGTTACGCCCTGTTTCACCTAATCCTGAAAGCATGCCAAGATCAGCGCGACCAAGTTCTGACTGTACACGGCCTATATCAGCCGTTGTACTGGCAAGACCACCATATGCCTGTCCCAAGCCGCCCATAAGCTGTGCAGCCCTCTGTGATTGCGTCATGGCATCTGAGAAACCCTTGCCTTGCGCCTGACCTATAGCGGCTAATCTACGACCTTCTGCTTCAGCTTCCTGTATGCCTTGTCTTGAGCCACCAAAAGCACCAGCCTGAACTGCCGCTGCGTCACGTTTTTGTTTTCCCATTGCTGCTTGGCGGTTTATTTCGTCAATAACATATGATTGATATGGGTTCGTATATTGTTGCGCTGCCGCCGCAGGGTTTGCTAAAAGCCCTAGCCCAGCGTTTAAGGCAGCTTGACCGCCAAGAGTCTGACCAGAAGCACCTTGAACAAATGGAGCGTAAGATCCCACCATTCCAGGAGCCATAGAAAAAGCTTGTTGTTGTAATGGATCAAGGCCAGCTACTTGCTGATTGGGAAGAGCAAGAGCCGTATCAAGAAGACCGGGGCTAGTCTGCGTTGCACCGCTAAATTCACCGAATGCGGTGCCAAGCAATCTCTGTTCAAGACCTTCAAGGTAGGGGGCAAGACGATTTACGGTTTCTACTGTTTGTGTAGACATTATGCCATCCCCTCAAATTTATCCATCATACTATACATTCGATTAAGACCTTGGTTTACATCACCCCCACCCGCGCCTTCAACAGCATCACGGGTCATTACAAATTCACCAGCCGTCAACATAGCTGGCACATCGTCCTTAGTCCCAGAGCCTTCATATGGAGCAATAGGGCCATCACGCCTTGGGTAATTTTGTGGCATACCGCCCTGATTAAAATACTGAACCATACCGCCTTGATTGTAATTTATACCGCCAAGCTTTCCGCCCGGACCCCCAGCGCCATACGGACGGCGCTCAAATGAGCCTCTGTTGTCTTCTTCTTCTTCTTCATCTCCAGCCAGCAATTGAGCGACCAGACCAGCAGCAAGACCCTCGCCCATATTAGTGTTTAAGAGTTTAAATAATAAATTTTCTTTACCTGCATCACCTGCAAACCCAAGTCCCTGTAATAATTCACCAGACATTGTTTTAGCAGCGGTAGGCTTAGATACACCTTCTATAGCATTACTAACAACACTTTCTGGAATAGATGTTTGACCCATTCTTTGAGCCATAGGGTCAGATGCCATGTTTCTTGCATATTGAAGAGGAGAAACTGATGATTGACCTGCACCTGCTGCCGCTCCTGCTGCATCAAATGCTTGCCGACCATAACCGCCAAGACCGCCTAGCAATGCAGATTTTAAAGCATCCTTTGGCTTTTGACCCGTAAGCAATCCAAGACCGCCACTAACTAATGCACCTTGAATCGCTGGGTTTGCCATAATACCAGTTGCACCGCTAAACAAACCACCAGCAGCGGGGCCAAGAAAAGCTCCTGCGGCTACGGGTAACGCTATCTTTGCAATGTCATCAAGAAATCCCATGACTGGATCCTTTAATTAAGAACAATTGTTCGTGTTTAGACTTTAACATCATTACGCTTTCTCTACAAGTATCGTCAATTATGACACTGCCACAGTGACGGTTCCCACAGAACCTGTTGCAAAAGAAGAACCGCTAAACACTTCTGTCTTACCCGCTATTTTTAAAAAACCACCGTCTGCTATGTACATATCGCCTTGCTGCAATAAATTGTTGTTTCCATCAGTTGGAATATTTTGAAAGTTTAACTGAGGATTCTGGGCTTGCCTTAGAAATATTTCTAAAGCTCTTACTAAATCCGTTAAATATTGAGCATTAACTTCGTTAGGCGGGGTGGGCAGCCTTGGAAACGGGGTTACATTAGTAGCCATTAACGCCTCCCGTCCTGCCTAATACTTACACGAGGGCTTCCTAACCGCCATCTAACACCTTTTGTTGCACAATCAACCTTTAATGAAAAAGCTCTGCCCCTTAATCTAACATCTGCTTTATTAGTAAATTGCTCAAAAGGAACCGTTGTAGAGGTAGCCGTCCTATCTACTTGAGAAACTTCAGATTGAAGATAATTTTGTCCGGGAAAATTGTTAGTTTGTAAGGTGACGTTCACAGTAGGGGAAGAGGTGGTTGATCCGTTAAACGTAAAATCTGGTATTAATCTGTTTATAAAAGTAAAATTTTCTCCGTCAGTTATATCAATAGAACTAGACTCTAATCTAGAAGTCATAGCCGAACCATCATCACTATACCCAAGCTCGTGGTTGTACAAATAATTATCAGCCGCACCTATTGGAAAATCCCGAATACCTCTATCTAAAAATGCTGAACGCCCTAAATCACCGTAATACCAAGAATTTTCCTCATAATTGAATATTACATATCTGTCGTTTTCTCCAGTTCCACCATTAGCAACAGAGTTTGTATTAGAGGTGTAAAACCATATCACTTCGCTAAACTCAGAGTTTATTCCAGCATATACTTTATCTTTTTGATCATAATCAAAGTCAAAGAAAACTCTCTCTTTTACTGTGCAAGGTATTTGTTTAGTTTTGCCGTCATATAAGTAAAAAGTCTGACGCCCCATCCAAAAAACAGCATCTCCTACCGCGATAGCAGCGTTTGGACCCATAATTGTTATATTAGAAGCTATTGGCTGAATGCCAAAAATAAAAGGCGCACCGATAAATTGCATTGAATGAACAGAACTATCTGTGATAACAACTATTTCACGTTTAGTTTCCACAGCGGTTATGAATTTTGATCCAGACCCAATTCTTAAATCTCCAGCAGTATTTTCTGCGACAGGAAGCCAATCTGTGAAAGACTCTGAAGAAGAAAATCTTATTAACAAAGGGTCTTGCTCTGTCTCAAAAACAGGGTTAGTGCCAAAAGCAATTACATGGCGGTCAGCGTCAGAAACCATAATTTGTTTAGCAAAAATAGGCGGCTCAAGAGAATTAACAAAATTAGTGGTATTTAGTTCTACTGCTCTTGCTGTAAGGCCATCGCTTTTATCCCAGTAGTAAATAGCTCCATCACGAGGGTTTAGTAACAGATCTTCACCAAAATTATCATGTGTCCATATTCGTAAAGAGGTTAATACATTTGTGGTCGTGCCTGAACCCCATGTACCTCTGCCCCATGTTCCAGCACCCCAGCCATTACCACCTACTCCTGTATTCAGACCAGAGTTAAGTTGATAAACACCATCAACACCAGAACCACCGTTGCCACTATCACTAGCATTTGCCGTAACTGTAGCCCCAGTAGTGTCTTTAGCTACAATTGTATAGGTGTTTGCATCTGGCACAGAAACTATTTGATATTCTTGGTTTAAAACAGTCGCAGTTACTAAACCCCCTAAACTAACCGCGCCAGATATGGTGACAAAATCACCTTCCACCGCGCCATGATTTGAGTCTGTAGCTGTGATGACAGAGGAACCATTAGTAGCAGCAAAGGTAATACCATTAGTTGTTGTAGCTCTTATAGGAGTTACATCGTAAAACTGCTGGCCTTGTTCAATATAATACTTAGACTCTGTACCTAACCCAAGAAGATCAGAACCATCTAAAGCAGTCCAGTTTATTAAACCTCTTACAGTACCAATATATGTTTCAGGACTATATTTTTCCCAACCACCGATAACTTCAGGAAAGCCCAGCCGAAAACGTACTTTATCACAATCTACCCAACCGCCTTCGTTTGAGTAAGAAGTTATATCACGGTTAATTCCAGGTTTGAACTGTAGTTTGGTTAAAGGCATGTGGCATTAGTTCTCTATAGTTGTTGATTTATTCAGGCTGATTCTAATGCTGTAATTCGGGCTTCTAATTCTAAAATGGTCTTACAAAGTAATGGGACGAGCTTAGATTGGTCTATCCCCTGATAATCTGGCACTGACCGTGTACCCATCACAGCCTCTTTTGTGACATTTCCATCAGCATCTTTTTCTTCAGCACTAACCTCGTATTCAACAGTACGCATAGCGTCTTTAGTGCCTGTGATTGCTTCGGGAACCGCATCACATTCGTGAGCAAGAAAACCGTCCACGAAAACAGCATCATCACCATCAGCAATCCACTTAAACCTAGCTGGCTTTAGCTGTTTGAGGCGTGTGGTTGCATCCCAGTCATAGGTGACTGCGGTCTTTAGGCGGTAATCTGATGAGGTGTTGTAGGCGGTTGCGGTATTTGAAAAACTTATAGTACCAACTTCTTGATTTCCATCATTGATAAGATAAAGTGCATAACTTACTCCAGCAGTTCCGACCCTTTTTTGGGCAAGACCAGCGTAATTCTGAAGTATATTTTCGACAATAATACCGTGACCGGTTTCCGATGCGCGGTCAATATGCACTTTTGCTGCGGCCAATGCAGTAGGAACACCGGTAACCGTGTCATTAATAATTAAGTTGCCAGTGGCATCCAGACGCATTGCTTCTGTGTTTGCAGTATATAGCTGTAAAATATTTGTGCCGTTATCAAAAGCTATACCTGTGTCTGTGTCTGTTTTACCAAAAACACTTGGTGCTGATAAAGTAGAAGCAAAAGAACCACCAGCATTAAAAGTCGCATAGCCAGCAGCCGACATATCAAGCTGCAAAGCATTGATTGTACTACCGCCATCATTACCTTGAATATAAAGGTCTTTGTCTGAAGTGTTCACGCCTATTAGGAGATCACTGCTAGAGTTACTAAAATAGGCAACAGTTGTGCCGCCATCTTGGAAATTAACTTCTCCACCGTCAGCATCAAGATTAATATCACCAGCAACATCAAATGTTAAATTTCCAGCACTTTCAAAATCACCATTTGTACCATCATGCGTAATTTTTAAATCAGCATCTGCACCAATGCTTAATACTGCACTGTCAGAGTTAAGAAGAAGATCATCTTGAACTTTAAGATCAACAACCGATAATGAAGCAAAAGCATCCACAACAGCCGCACCAGACCCTGCACCATCAAGGTAAACAACTTTAACATCTCCGGGAGGAATGGTAATTGTTGCTCCAGAACCCTGTTTAATAATTATATTTTGTGAACCTGATGTGCCATTCTCAATAAAATGAACTCTACTTATGGTATTTGGAGCAATAGTAATTGTACAAGCAGAATCCAAAGTACCTGTATATTTTATAAACATTGATCTAGCTGGGTCTGTAGATCCATCAGCTACCGTTGAGGTGTGAGTATCAGCGTTAGTTGTAATTGCTTCTGTGCCGAAACTAAGACCTTCAGCTATAAGCTCAAGGTTGGTATTAGTTGTTGTTCCCCAAGTACCAGAACCATCGCCAGTACCCAGTTCATTAAGCCTTAAATCATTTACATAGGTGCTTGCCATTTTCTTATCCTTACGCTGCTATATCGGTCCAGTTGGGTGTTTGTGAAACGGTCACATCTGTAAAATTTGGTGTCTGTGATGGAATAATTTCCCTGTAAAGAACCTCTTCCCCTACCGCTCCTGTACCTACTACCCCTGTTGGGAATACCCCTATTGAGAAAGTAGGTGCATGTGTACCTGTTCCTGCTGTTCCTGTTGCTGTAACCCCTGTTACTGCAAAAGTAGCCCCTGCGGTTACACTTTCACTTCCTAATGCGCTAGTTCCCGCTACACCAGTTACAGCAAAAGTAGCTCCTGCGGTTACACTCTCACTTCCTAATGCGCTAGTTCCTGCAACACCAGTAACTGCAAAAACAGCCGAACCTTTAACGGTTAAATTACCAACCGAGCCTGTACCAACTACACCAGTGACTGCAAAAGTTGCTCCGGCTGTTACACTCTCACTTCCTAATGCGGTTGTGCCAACTACACCAGTGACTTCTACTACACCAGCTTGGCTCCAAGCTCCAGAACCCCAACTACCTCGTCCCCAACCTGCAATAAGTGGCACGGCTAAACTCCGTTATGCAATCCTAATTATAGCATTACTCGCATCCGCTGTAGGGAACTGAATAGTAAAAGTTCCTGAAGTAGATGTTTTGTTAGAACTAAAATCCAAAACACAAACGGCTTTGTCACTGTTTGTATCATTATAGATCAATGCGCCCATAGCTGTAATTGTAGCTGTGGTAAAACTAATATCCGCAAAATCAGTAAGGGCTGTCGTTCCAGAGGTTGTTGGTGCAACTTTGGTTAACGCCCCTCCACCTGCGGTATAAGATCCACTGTTTGCAACTTCGCCTGTTGTAGTATACGCGGTGGTTGCAGCGCCAAGAGTTGCTGTGGTGCTAGATTTGCCACCACCCCCTTCTGCATACAGGGCAAGTTTAAAAGCATTGCCGTTTGTTGCGAAATTGTGCGTACCAAGCATTAACTCTTGCTTAAATGCTGTACACATTGCTTGTGCGATTGCCATTACAGTCTCCCAATAGCTTTTGCTAGTTCCATTTGTCCAGCTTCACGGACCTTAGCGCAAATACTAGCACGTTCTTCCTTTCTAGCCAACTCTATATAGTATTGTGCTAGGTTTCTAACTCTATCTTGAAAAGCCTCTGCTTGCAAACGTATGGGTTCTGGAGCATCGTCAGAAATATAAATAAGTTTATTAGCTAGCATCTCTGCTATCTGATCGTTAGATAGACCACCATTTTCAGAGGTCATTATATTAACAGCCCCCACACTTCCTGAACCTAAATCAAACATTGTCATGTCTCCCAAAAATGATTGGATCGCTTTCTTTTGGTTCTGGTGGCTCTACTTTTGATTGTTTTGTTATTAATAGACTACCGTTTTCAACCGTTTGAACCAAAGGATCATCCAATCTGTGATACCCATATAACTTCTCATTGTCTGGGACATTAGTGTCCATCAGTCCAGATCTATGTGCTATCTCTATTTTTATGCCTTTTGATATAGCTGTAGCGCACCAAAATTCTACACAAGCTCTTCCAGACTCCGCCATATTTACGTTTTTGTAAGTAAAATCTATGCCAAAAAGACATATTTTTTCTACTTTTTTCCAAACAGCGTATCCCATAGCGTAAGCAACAGTATTGTTAAAATAACAAAGACCCGTGCCTTTTGCCACTTCTTCCAAAGGGTAAAGCTCAATGGCTGGATAATCTTTATGCTGCACACAAGAATAAATGGGAGCAATGTTTTTAGCTAAAAACTCTCTAGCTATTCCTGTTTGAGAGCCAGCGTTTTCTGTGTCTAAAAATCTCGTGACTGGATCCATCATAAATGTTCGATCTACATGAATAATTCCACCAATACAATTTATACCCCAAACTTCGTCAAATTCTTGCGAAGCAACTCGCGCCGAAATATAGTCAGCGTAGCTGCCTCCAAGCCCAACAATAGCTATTTTCATGTTTTAGTTGCCCTTACTAGCCCTTCACGATATGCGTCTGTATTTTCTACGCCCTTTGCATAATTTTGCAGTCTTTGAACAGACTCTGCATACCTAGCGATATAAAGCTGAAGCATATCTGTTTCACCTTTCATAAAGGTGTAAGCCTCTATAAGACTCGCATACAAAATAGCGTTAGGTGCGTTTTCACTTAACCAAGTTAATGTTGTATCAGCAGAAAGCGAAACAATTACACCTGTTGCTCCACTTGTTCCACCTGTAACTGTTTCTCCAACAGTGAAATCACCCGTAGGAAGAGTTATCACAAATTCAGTAACAGATGTTATTGAATTTATAGTGGTGCTTTCCCCGCTGGTTCCACCAGTGATAATTTCATTAGCTGCAAATGTTCCAGAAACATTGCTTACTGTTAACGTGACTTTGCTTGCTGCAAGACTTACAGGTCTATAATAGTAATGAAGTTCAGACGCAAAGTTTGCATTTGGAGTGGGGGCTAAGATGAAATTTTGATAATCGTAAGCAGCATAGTATTTAGGAGTTCCTGTCGTAGCAGAATTAGGATTGTATTCTTGAATAAAATTCACATCTTTTTGCAGCAAAAACTCTTTTGAACTAGAGTTTTCTACAGACAAACTAAAAGAGGCCAAGTAATCTGTGGGCATTGCTAAAAACTGATTGCCAGAAGTCATAGCTCCAGAAACATTTTTGCGGAAATAATCTAAATCAACTTCCTTTAAAAGTCTTTCTTCTGCATTTTTAATAAAGATATTTAAGTTTGAGACAAAAACAGTTTCTTGATTGTCTGTAAAATCTTTTATCGCCTTTTTTAACTCTGTATAAGTATAGCTCATGATACGCTCACTGTAACTGTGCCTACAGCGCCTTGCGCTTGTGGCGCTCTTGATTGATATAACAATGTAGTTAAATCAAATATTGGAAAGGAAACGGTAACACCAATGATATTATTTGTGTCTGGCCTTGGATCTCTTAATGCTTCAGCATCTATAGCGTGACGAACAGGTTGTATTTGTGGATGCTTTTCTTCCCATTCGTCTTTTCCAACAAGCAAACCGTTCCATTCTTTACGCATATCACGCAAACGATACCTGAAACCAGATCTATCAGAAATGCCATAAGCATCTTTTCCAGAAGCAAACTTTCCCATCATCTAATACTATAGAACTGAAGGTTAGGGCTTACACTGAATGACGCTCTATCACGATCCTCTGCTTGAGCTTTGTCAAACTCTTCGTCATATATGGTTTTTAACACCTGTATTCGTTCTGGCGCTTTCTTAATGGATAAATAGTAAGCAAGCCCAGCAGCTAAACATGGATAGAACCGAAACGGTATATCTACTGTATTAGTAAACGTATCAGCGTCATCTATCCTCGTGAGAGAGTCATAAACCAGTACATCTGTACTGTTTTCAGGTGTAGGCCATATTTTAATTACAGGCGTTACTTGACGATCAACAAAGAATTGAGAAGGACGAGATTGAGTGTCTTTGGAGTTTATTGACAGATAAGCATCTCTGCTAACTCTGCTCATAGACAAATCAGAGTCGCTTCTTCGCACTACCATAGACAAAACATCAATAACGTCTGCGCCAAGAGTATAACTAGCAGTTCCTTGAGTAAGGGCTTGCGTTCTTTGCGTTATAGTCCACTGGTTCAAGCCACGATTAGCCCAATCAGCAAACATTAAATTCAAAGAACGCTTTGCAGTTTTTAGGTCATAACCTGTTTTAACTTCCAAGCCGCAACGCTCAAAAGCTTCCTCAATGTAATCACTTACATCTAGCTCAAAATCAGTTGACCCGGAAACAGCCATTATTTCTTAACCTTACCGCCACGCATCATGCCCATAGCCATAGCTTTGCGAGGAGAAATTTGCTTGGCAGCACCGCCACCCATCATCTTCTTAGGAGCAACTTTTCCACCACCACGCATTTTTCTAGCTTTTTTAGCGGCACCACCGCCCATCATTTTTTTGGGTGCAGTTGCACCGCCGCCACGCATGCGTTTAGCTTGTTTTTTGGCACCTACCATTTTGATGTCTCCTGTATCTACGGTTTAAAATTAAATTCACATAATCTTGAGGATCATAGTTTTCATAGTATCCCATTTTTTCTAGCTTTTGACTAGCATCATCTAATTCTGACAATCTTTGTATGAATACCATCGTAAAATTCGTTTGAAAAGCAAGCAACCAAACATCCATTTTATTGTAAGCAAACCACTCATTCATTGCAATACAAGCTGCTTCGACTTCTTCATATGTCTGTGATGGCTCCTCTTCTAAACAAATTATAATTGAATGCTTATCACTAAAATTCTTGCATTGTGCCGCTATAGTTTCCCACAAATCTTGCCTACTAACGCATTCAACTACTTTTAACTTTTCTTCCTTAAATGCTTTTTTTGCATAAGGACAAGGAGCAAAACCCAAATCAGGATCCACCACACTTAAATCATTCATAACCCAGTCTTCAATTAACTTTAGGATTTCTTTCTTCTCTTTAATGACTTCACCCTTCTTGGCTTACCTGCTGGTTGCCCAAGCCTTCTCTTTTGCGATACCCTGCTACGCTTCTCAGCGGCTGTCATTTCTTTGGTTGTTTTGGGGGTCTTAGAAGAGACACGCTTGGAGGGGCGGCAATATGGAG